ATACGCTCAAGGCCGACCTGACGACGCGCGCGCCGGCGCTTGCGCCGGTGCTGGCACTCGAATCCGAGCCGTTGGTCAAGCTGCTTGAGGTGGCGGCCTGGCGCGAGATGGAGTTGCGTGCGCGCGTCAACGCAGCTGCGCGCGCCATCTTGCTGCCGTGGGCGGCAGGCGCTGACCTGGACAACATCGCCGCCCGCTACGGCGTGGTGCGCCTGGCGGGCGAAGACGACGAGCGGCTGCGCGCGCGGGTGCTGATCGCCTACCACCAGCTCGCCGGGGCCGGGTCGGTGGCGGGCTGGCGCTTTCATGCTCTTTCGGCGCACCCGGATGTAGTGGCTGCTGATGTGTGGAGCCCGCGCCCCGGCGCGGTGACGGTGGTGGTGCTGGCGCGCGCCGTGGCGCACAAGAACAACTGCACCGCCGAGCAGCAGGCCGTAGGCCGCGCGCTGTTTGGTACTCACCCCAACTCTGACATGCGCTATATCGTGGCCCATGATGTGCACGCCGCGCCGCTGGCCGATGTGGTGGCGCGCCTGATGAGCGAGGAGGTAATGCCGCTGACCATCGACCTGCGCGTCATTCCGGCCGAGATCGTCCCCTACACCGTCACGGCGCACCTGATCGTGCCCATCGGGCAAGACGCCGCGCTGATCGCGCAAGAGAGCCGTGCGCGGCTAGTGCGCGATGCGCTATCCCGCGCTGCCTTTAGAGTGGATGTGCACCGCGCGGCAATTATCGGGGCGCTGATGGAGGCGCGCGTGCGCGATGTGCAACTGACCGCGCCCGCTGCCGACATCGCCATCGGCCCTGGGCAAATCGCGGTCATGACCGATGCAACCATCACGGCGGAGGTGGCTTATGACTGATCTGCCGCGCCTCTTGCCGCCCAATGCCACGCCGGTAGAAGCTGCCATCGAGCAGACCATCGGCCCGCGCGATCCAGGCACGGAGACGCTCGCCACGCTGGATGATGCCCGCCGCGCGCCCGCTGCGCTGCTGCCCATGCTGGCAACGGTAGAGGACATCCCGCCCGTCTGGCCGCCGGATGAGTCCGCACGGCGCAGCCTGGTGTGGCAGGCCCCGCGCTGGCATGCGCTGATCGGTACCGCAGCCGGGATCAAGACCGGCGCGCGGCTCGCCGGGGCCGAGGTGGTGCAGCTTGAGCGCCCGCCAGCCAAGACGTTTCTGTCGGGCTGGACGGCTGAGGAGCGCGCCGCGTGGCTCAAGCAGCAGCCGCAGCTTTGGCTCAAGGACGGCCGCGTGCGTACGAAGGCACAGTCTGCGCACGCCGGGCGCGACTTTGCCAGCGCATGCTACCCGGCCCGCTCGGATGCGCTGGCGCGTAGCCACACCCGCGCGCTGATCCGCTGGCCAGATGGCCGCATCGAGACGCTCACGACCTACGGCTGGCGCACCACCACACACGAGCGCGAGGCCACCATCGACCTAGCCCGCCGCGCGGTGGCGGTGGGCTTGATGATTGGCGATCCGTTGGTAGAATGGGTCGTCAGACCGGACGCCAGCGCCAGGCTCTACCGCATCGCGCGCGAAGTCTACCGCGAGACTAGCAGCACCCTGTGGCTGACCACGGTATCGCCTAGCCTCAAGCCACTGTCACCAACAGTTGATCTTGTCGCCGAGCGCGCGCCGCGTCCCGCCATTGCCTGCGCTGGCCTGCCGCTGGGCGGGGTTCACACCGCCTATAGCGATGCGCGCGAGCGGCTCTACCGCCGCCTCTATCTGTACGACCCGCAGGCTGCTGCGCTGCCAAAGCACGCCCCGGCCATGCTGGGCTTTACCCGGCTGTCCAGCCCGCCCTTTGTGGCGCTGGCGCGGGTACGCATGCCGCGCCGCGCGCTGCAGGGCGCAATCGTCGGATCAGCAATGCGCCTGGCCGCCAGCCATGGCGATGCCAGAGCGCGCATCGCACCGGTGCTCGACGCGATGGATTACTTTCGCGCCGCGCACGACAAGGTGCTGGTCGACACCCGTATGCGCCGTCAAGTGCGCGCCTCGCGCATCTGGCGCGCGGGCCGCGTCACCGCCGGAGAGATCAAGCCTCTATAGGAGTCACCATGGAAAAGCAAGTCATCTACCGCGACCGGCAGGAACTTCAAGCCGCCGACCTGAACAACACGCAAGCCTGGGCCGACGAGGCCGACCGCCACCTGGTCACGGACGCGATCACGCCCGAGCGGATGTTCGTTGGACTCACCGTCTCGGCGCGCAGCGCCACTGAGATCGACGTCGCGCCAGGTCGCCTGTACGACGGCCAGAGCGGCAAGGTCTACGCCATCGAGAGCACGCAGACGCACAGCGTCTTTGCCATGCTGCCGCTGCAGGATAAGAAGTGGCTGGCCGTCTCGGCCTTCGGCCAGGAGGAGGATACCGACATCCAGCCGCGCGACTTCCTGATCAACCTACAAACCCGCGAGGTCGAGCCGCAGGCGGTGGCCATGCAGCACCGCCGCGTGGCGACCATCCACATCGCGCAAGGACTGGAGAGCCCAACGCCAGAGAAGCCAGAGCCGCCCACGGGCTACACGCTGCTGGCCCATGTGCGGCTGTCGCCTACCGGAATTCAGGAGGTGGTGCTAGCCACTAGCCGCAAGCTGCCCAACCTCTACGCCGTTGATCAGCGCCTGCGCGCCGCCGAGGGCTGGATCACCAGCGCCGAGCCGCGCATCGCGCACATCATGACCGACATCGCCGGGGTGTCGCGCGAGGTGGCGCAGCGCGCGACCATCGATCAAGCCATTCAACTGGCGCTCGACATGGCGCGGGTCAAGGAGCGGCTGGAAATTCCGGACGACTACAGGTTTTACGGCGCGGATCACTTCCTCGATGAGCGCGAGAGCGACTCCGCTTTTTCTGGCTACAGCGCCCGCGTCTTAGAGGGTATCCGCCCGCCGATCGTGGCACAAGCCAGCTCGGCGCTAGCGCTGCTCAACCCGCTCGACCCGGATGCGCGAGTGGCGAGCACGCAGCTTTTACTGCCCGCTTACGAGGAAGTCTGCCGTCTGCGCATGGAGACGCGCGCGGGCGAGATTACCATCAACCAGTACCAGTATCAGACCACGCAGATGGTGCAGCGCACCATCAGCCGTGAGCGCGTGCGCTTCGGCGAGACCTACACCGCCTGCACTAACACGGGCTTTTGGAGCCAAGGCACCTACGACCCCATCACTGGCATCTATCGCCGCAACGGCGAGACCTGGCTGATCGACCCGGATTACCGGCAGAACATGATCAACCAGACCGGCATTGTGCGCGCCACGCGGATCTGGATCGACACCTACCAAGAGACCTACTGGGAGGCGGTCACCCAAACCCACACGGTGCAAGGCTCCATCCTGGCGCAGACCGTGCTGATGGCACAGACCGGCTGGATTACGAGCCTGGAGCTATTTTTCACCAGGGTGGACGCAAGCGGCGGGCTGACGATCCTAATCACCGACGCGCCGCATGGACAACCGGACATGCAGCGCGTCATCAGCCGCACCGTGCTCAATGCCGCAGCGCTCACCGGCGGCTGGTGCCGCATTGCGCTTGCCGAGCCGGTGCTGGTGGAGTCTGGCCGCCGCTACGCCATCGTGCTGGTAAGCGGCGCGGCGCACCGCGTCGGCTTCACACACGGCACCGAATACACCCAGGGCCTGCTGATGTATGCGCAGGATGGGCAGTTTTTCACCGAGCAAGCTGACCGCGACCTGATGCTGCGGCTTAACTTCGCCCGCTTTTTGAACCCGCGCACCATCATCCAAATGCAGCCATTGCAGTTGGCGGGCGGCATCACCGACATTGACCTGCTCTACGACGGCGTGACCCCGGCGGGCTGCCAGCTGATCTGGGAATACCAGACCGGCGGCCTCTGGCGGCCCATCATTGATGGCCACGATCCGCAGTTTGGCGGTGCGGCCATCCTGCCGCTGCGCGCGGTATTCGTCGGCACGCAAGACCTGATGCCCGCGGTGCGGCTGGGCAGTGCTGGCTCGCAGGTGCGCGTGGCGCGCACGGGGACGAGCTTTACGCACATCAGCACCCCGCGCACGTTGGCGCAGGCCTCCAGCGATATCCGCGTGCGCCTGCTGCTGGAATACTTCAACCCCGCCGCCCCGGCCAGTCACACGGTAGCCTGCCAGCTCATCATCGGCGGCAACACCGTCAACCCGGCAAGCTGGCGCGACGAGATCATCGATAGCCGCAGCCGCTGGCGCGAGTTTCGCTTCACGCCGGCACCGACCACCAGCTACCGCATACGCATCGAGGGCACGGGCGTGACGGCGCAATACCCATGGCATGTGGCCGAGCGCTACGACCTGGCGTTGTAAGGACGGGAGGTTAAAGCCATGCCCACCCGCTTCGAAGCCTACCGCATGCGAGATGGCGTCACACCGCTGGCGGAGGACTACTTCAACCCGCTGCTCGCCGACATCGATGCGCGCATCGCGCAGCTCGAAGACCAGCGCGCGGACTTGCAGCGCGTCATCGACGACCTGACCGTCTTCGGCTTGCAGCGCATCGATGTGCTAATCGGCCCGGCCATGGCCAGCCTCAACCAAGCGCTGGCCGATGCACTGGCACTGCGGGATGCGCTCATCGCTGCCGTGGGCAATGTGGCCAACCTCGCCACCCAGGCGCAATTGGCTGCGGCCGTCCAAGCCGAGCAGACGGCAAGGCAACAGGCTATTGCGGCAGAGCAGGCGGCGCGAGAAGCGATGGACCAGCAGCTTTTAGCGCTCATCGCTGCCGCTTTGTAAGGAGGAGCTATGAGTTTCACCAGCTTTCGAAACAGTTTCTTGACCGAAG